CTGCCGGACCTGCTCTTCAGACCATTGGTGTACCACTTCCGGTCGGTCAGGCTATTGGAGAAACCGCCTATCAGTTGATGACCGGAGAAACCGAGCCTCGAAAGATTGCGGCAGCGGCTGCAAAAGAGGCCGTTACTTCCTTGGGTGGCGGAGCTGCTAAAATTGTGCCAGGGCCAATTAGGAGAAACCTTTTTGAAACCGGACAGACTCTCTTAAGTGCTGCGGCTAAAGTTCCAATTCAGGGAGCGATGCGAGGTTTGGCCGGTGAGGCTACAAGAGCTTCAGTTGCTGGGGAAGAGTGGAAACTTCAACCGTTTCTTGAATCGGCTAGAGATTACGCAGTTGGGGAAACTGCTGGAAGTTTTCTTGGAAACCTTATTGGTGCTGGATATCGCAAATACAAAGGCGCTGAGGGCAGTTTTTTTGGAGAACTCAACCGACCTTTTTACGATCAGTTTCAGAAGAACATCACCGAGAAAGAAGGTGAGCTGGCTGGAAAATTGGCAAGAACCTATCGCGCTGACGAGAATCAGGTGAAAGACGTTCTTGCCGAGTCTTTCAAGAGAAACTCAACCAAGTCTGGTCAGGACTTTTCCAACGCCGTTGTTTCAGATGTGGAAAAGCTATTTGGAAAACTTGACGACGAAACAACCACTGCGTTTAGCAAGTTGGCCAACGACTACGACAAGATGGAGTCGTTGACTCTTGGTGATGCTGTCGGTGCTGTTAAAAACGCGGCACAAGGTGTTTACAAACGTAAAAACGAGGCGTTCGCAAAAGAGTTTGATGCATTTCGCGAAGATCCTCGTTTTCAGGCCAAGGATTACGATAAAGCACCGGCAAGAGGAAAAGACCTTTACGGACCTCCAGATCCTGAAACCGGAAAGAGTTTGGCCGACCTGTGGAAGGAGCAGCAAGATGCTGCAAAAGCAATCAAGTGGGGTGAACCTGTCAAAGGTGGAACCGGCGATCAGTGGGCTGATTACGGGAAAGCTAAGGAGAAATTCGAAACTGCACTTGCTCAATTTGAGAAAAAATTTCCAGATGATCCTCTTGTTAAAAACTTCAAGAATCTGAAGGAGCGGTATTCTGGATTCATGGAAGATTACAACACCACTTTTTCAAAAGGAATCCTCAAAGATACCGGAGAGCAGGGTGGATCTTGGTCGTCCATCATCAAGACTCTTGGCGGTTCCGATGGCCCTGCAAAACTTCAACAGTTAAAACGGATTCTGGACGAAGACTACGACGCCGTTAAGTCGAAGATTGGAAACACGATCTACAACAACCTCAACACTGGAGGCCAGATCAAGTTTTTGGACAATCTTGAAAACGCGCTTTCAAAGGGTTGGAATGGAATCCAGAAAGAGGTTCTTGATGAGTTTTTCCCCGGTGTAACCATCGACGGAATCAGACAAGCTAAAGCTGCTTGGGAGGCTTCGTCCAAGGGGTTTGCTGAAGACTTCAGAAAAGCAGCGTATGGCAAGGGTGAGTCCGTAACTGCGTCTCCTGGCGTTGTTCTTGAGTTTCTGAATAACTCCAAGGAAAACGCGGTTCGGGTCAAAAATGCGCTAAGCGCCGAAACACTGGCCGACACCCAAAACACGCTTCTTTCCCAGATTGTAAGTGAGGCTGGAAAGAAAGGGCCAATCACCGCCAAGTCGTTCATGGAGTCTGCTGGATCTTGGCAAAACGCTCTCGACGGAGTTTTTGGCGCTTCGGCCAAGATGAAAGTGGAAGAGATTGGGAAAGCTCTTGAACTTGCCGAAAAGAATAAGACTTCTCTGATTTCAAAATTGCTTCCAGGTATCGCTGGAGCAACGGCGTTTGTTAAGGGTGCGTCAGCCGCCGGTCCGTTTTTTGGAGTTGCAGGTGGCGAAAGAGCATATCGCTGGACTGAAAGGCTTCAGTCAAAAATAGCAAGCTACCTAGTGGACAACCCGAACTACCGCGCTGCGGTCGTAAAGCCGTTCGATCAGCTTACCAACGCTGAGACGAAAATGCTGAACAACGACATACCGATGATCATTAGGAATCTGACAGTTAAAGAAGTGATGTCTGGCGAATGAAAACCTCCCTCTCCAAAAAAGGTAACACCTACAAGGGGCGTAAGGTAACGCTGGAAAATCCGTTCTACACTCCTGGCGAGCGGAAGAAGAGCGCGGTGTACGTCAAGAATGACAACGGCAACGTCATCAAGGTTCGCTTTGGAGACGCCAACATGACGATCAAGAAATCGAATCCTGAGCGTCGTAAGAACTTCCGCGCTCGGCATAACTGCGCGGAGGCGAAGGACAAGACGACGCCTAAATTTTGGTCCTGCGCCGCATGGAGCTTGGCATTGATTTTGTCGGTTTTAACCTCAAACCCAATCTGATTTTATGGACAAGATGCGACTTGGCGGTGGCGGACGTTACGAGAAACTGGTTTCCAGCCTTGAGAAGAAGGGTGTGAGAGAGCCGAAGGCGCTTGCCGCCGCAATCGGAATGAAAAAATACGGTAAAAAGCGGTTTTTGTCTCTTGCAGCCAAAGGCCGTCGCCGTGCCGAGCGTGAGAAGGCTAACGCTTAGGATATCGTCCTTTGGAGTACGGCTTTTTGGCCGACTCCTTATCAACGACGAACTTCTCTGGTTCTGCGTAGTTCCATGAGATGTCGCCGCCTGTTCCACGCTGGATCATAATCGATCCGGTGACTTTTCCGTCTTTGTCCGTCATGCCGGAACGGTCGGCCCGTTTCGCCATGCCGAGCATGAACTTGCGCGGATTGTTGAAGCCAACCTCCTTCATTACAATCACCTCGCGCGCCCAGTTGGTCAGGTCCGATGATCCGAATCCTGAGTAGGCCAAATCTGCCACACTTTCAGGCTTGTCGTCCTTACCCTTCGGCTTTGGGAAGTGGTGGACAAGCACCAGGACAACGCCTGTCTCCATCATAATCGGCTGGAGCAAGTGCCGCGTAAAGTTCGCGCATACCTCAATGTCCGCAGGGTTGCCGCCCATGTAGGAGAGCAGCGGATCGATGTAAACAACGTCAGCCTTGGTCTTGCGAACGAGGCGGCGGAGCATTGTGGCGAAGTCGGAGCCGGTCCTAACCGTCTCGCGGAAGAAGAGCATGTCCACGCTCCGCAATCCTCGCTCCCAGTTCTCTTTGCCGAACGTCATCTGAGCAGCGCCTTTGAGTGCGTCATGCTGATCGGCGATGTCGTTCTCAGCTTGGATGTAGGCCACCTTCAGCGCGCGCACAGGCTTGACGCCGAACCACGCTTCGCCGGACGCCCACTTCATCCCCTGATACGCGGCCATCGAGCTTTTGCCGCAACCGCTCTGGCCGACGAAGAGAAGCGATGAACCGCGACGTAGCCATCTGTCGCCGATCAAATTGTCAGGATCATTCTTTGGGTCGTACTCGATGATGCTATCGAGCGAGAACTCCTGAGGCATGTCCTGCGACTCCAGATAGTCCGTGAACGCATCCCAGTTCACAGAACCAACATTGATGGCCAACAGCTTCTGCTCATTGCCATCGCGCATCACACCGGCTAACCGGCTGAACCTGCTCGCGTTCTTGTTCTTCGGATCGATGCCGAGCGTCTCTAGCTGGCGATAGACGACATCACGACGCTCGTTCCATTCCTCCTTGTTCGCCGCATCGACTCGCACCCAGCCGTGCAAGCTCTTGCCACCGGAATCAATGACGACCGATAGTGGGAGCTTCGACTCCTTGAGGATCGTCCACTGCTCGTCTTTCGTCTTCTCGTCCATCTCGACCAGGACATGGCGATAGGCGGAGACGCCAGAGTCTGATCCGCTCTCATCGAAGCACGGGTTGACACGGACGTATGCGCCACGGCTGTCAGGACCGTTCCACATGGAACTAATTGGCGGCGTGAAATGGTCCTTAATCCATTCGTCGCGCTTGAGAAATGTACCCTTGGAGTTTGGCCGAGTGCGGCCTTCCTCGTCGCTTACGATGTCATTGCAGATGCAGACAACTTCGTCCGGTTCGAAGCAGGCTTTTAAGAAATCTATGGTTGAAAATCGAAAGTCCGATTGCGGAATTGCTTGGATCTTACGCACCACAAACTTGCCGGTAGGCGATACGGGAGTGCCTCCCTGACCAATACCGGGATGCGATTCCAGAAGCCATCCGCGCGGCTTGTCGTGCGCTACTTTTGCAGCCTCGCTCAGCTTGTGGGCCAGTTCATGCGGCTTCCACGGCGGGAGGCATTTCGAGTTGTACTCATGCATGAGCGTCTCGGCATCCCCCGCATTCAGCTCAAAACCGTGTATGAGCGAGGTTGCCACTGCGAAGGTTGCTCCATGCCCATTCTGACCTGAGACGGCTCCTGGCGTGTTACGCAGCCATGCGCGCGCACGATCTACTTTTGATTGATTCATTCGATTCCAAGTTGTTTTCTCGCTATCTCCCCGCTTCGACCAAGATCAGTCTTGGCGATTTCGGAGAGGACTGAATTTGATTTCTCTAACTTGCTGAAAAGGAGAGCAAGCTCTTTGGGAGTCATCAGATATTTGCTCCAATGCTGAATGGCGATGGAGCGTGACTGAAACTTCGCAAAGAGCTGCTCTTGTGCGGCGATGTAAAGTTTAGGGCTTCGCATCTATCAGGACGAACTTAGCTTTGAATTCAGCTTTCGTTCGAACGTAGACCTTGGCCTTGCCCTCGCGCATGTAGGCCACGCCTGACCACTTGGTTTCTCCGATGCGTATTTCTACGTCGTCGGACAGGAGTTCAACTTCCACTGAGCTGTTTCCTGAGTTCTTGTATTTCATCTTCAGAAGCGTCGTCGAGATGGCCGACTCCAACCGCTTGCCATCCGCCATCCACGCTGCGTTTTGGCTTCGCTGGCTTGCTCATCCAACCTCGAAGAATCGCATAGTCAATGAGGCGCGGAGCTTCCTTCAAGAGTTGTTCTCGGGATATTTCAGATGCTTTCATCGGAATTGATTCGTTTGACCGCACGACCGCGACGACCGCCGGAATGTCGCATGCCGAGTTCAGTTTTCTCTTCGCTGGCGAATCCACGGCGGACAAGCCATTCCTTATACTTCTTGTCGATGTACGCGAAATCGATGCGTGGCGTTGATTCATCGGCTTCAGCGATTCTGACTATTTTGTTCGCACTGTTTAGGCTCATATATTTTCTGTATTCGTTTGTATGCTTTCTGTGTGTCGGCGCAGTCGATGCACAGGTCGAAGTCTCCTCCGATTGTGCATCCGCAGCCAAGTGCTTTCGCAAGCTCCTTGGAAATCCATTTGTACTCTGCCAGCTCTTCTTTGATGTCTTCGAGTTCTTGGCTCATTTGAGGACAAAGAGAATGAAGTACGCGCTGGTGATGACGACGCCCATAGCGAATGCGGCGATGAGCATTTGCTTCAGCTCTTCAGGCGACGGTGGCCGATTCATCCTGCGAATCATCTGCCGCCTCCTTGAGCGTAATGGAGAATGAGCAGGGCGTCACAGTTCTTGAGACTGACATCCAGATTCGGATATAGTTCCTGAGCCTTCGATTTTAGCTTTCGCTTCCACTCAGGTCCGGTGGCACACGCCTTTCTACCGCCGAGTCCAAGCGGATCTTGCCATATCTTCGGCTCTACACGGTGAAGCGCATACCCTTGAGCGTAGGCCAGTCCTTGGATAATGCCGTAGTTTTCATGGAGTGTGGCAACGCTTGCGGCTGGCGTCAGCTTGGACACAAACTTGGGAACCTTCTCAATCCACAAGTGGCTATCTGCTAATTTGAATCCGGTTAGTAG